TGTGCGCCCATATGATTGACAAGGAGCTAGGTCTTGTCGGTACGATGTTCGCTCCGGTGATGCCCGATGAGTGAGTGGACTAGCGCGAAATGCTGGTCCTGCGGTTGGGTCGCGCCACGTATTCTCAGGGCCAAGGCAGTCACGGGCGTATGCCCGCATTGCGGCAAGAAGGACTTGCATCCGAGGTGATTAGATGGGGTTCATGCAGGATTTAGCGATGGAGAGAAGTAGAACGGACGTTGAATACTTCTACAAGTGGCTCGGATATACTTGGGGCGGTCATATCGGTGAGTGGATGGATATGTACGGCGATAGGAGAGGCGCTCAGGTTCAGAGGGTATGCGTCATCGCACCGAGGGACCACTCCAAGTCAACTACTCTCAGGATAAAACTACTACACAAGTGCCTGTTTGAGACATGGCGAGACAAGCCCATGACTATTTGGCTGTTCTCAGCGAGCAAGGACTTGGCTACAAGGAGGCTTGAAGAGATACGCGAGGACTTGCAGCGGCATCCACAACTGAGCAGGTATCTCGATAATCGTAGGGGCAACAAGTTGGAGTTGCGGCTGACAAACGGCTCTTGGATAAGGGCCACGTCGGTAGGGGCAGCCATTCGTGGTGAGCATCCTGCCTGCATCGCATTCGATGACGTTCTCGATGATTCGGGAGACACCAACTGGAACGAGGTAAGGAACTGGTTCCGAAAGAAAATCACGCCGATGCTGAGTCCCGGCACAAGCCTGTACGTGGTCGGCACGCCGTTGAGCATGAACGACCTGTATCACACGGAGATGCTGAGCAACGAGATATGGAACACGGGGGTATGGAGCGCGATTCCCAACTGGGACGAGTATCGAGCAGACCCGGACAACGTGAAACCCGTTCCTCTATGGGGCGAATACAGGCCGCTGAACTTCCTTCTTGAGCAGAAACAGGCGATGGGCGAGTTGTCATTCGTGCAGGAGTACCTATGTCGGGTCGTTGACGATGAGGCAGCGGTATTCCCACGGGCGCAGTCACGCAAGAATCTACAGATGGAGAGGGTGTTGGAGACTGACAAGAGGGATAATTGGCGATACGTGTTGGGTTTCGACCCGGCACACGGCGTCGGTCAGGACTACTCCGTGATAATCTGCTTGGCACAAGACCCGGAGGGCTTCATACACTTCGTCAATATGTGGAGGCGCAATGACTTCAAACCCGACAGACAGGCAGACATGGTTATCGAGTGGTCTAAGCGGTATGCTGCTCCGGTCGCTGCGGAGGACGTTGGTTTCCAGCAGTTGTACGAGAGCCTGATACAGCAGAAGGGTTCGGTGATAGACTATCGAAAGAGCAAGGCGAGCAACAGGACTCTGAAGCAGGGCTTGTTGAACAGGCTGAGAACGTGGTTTGAGCGGGAGTTGGTATGCTTTCCCTTCGGTAACGACGAGACTAGGCGACTGGTGAACACGTTGTTGGAAGAGTTGGAGACTCACGCATGGAGAAACGGTATGATTGTCGATTTGGGCAAGCACAACGACTGTGTGATGGCATTGGCACACGCGATAGACCAGTTCACATACAAGACGCCGGATATGCCGGTAATCATGAAGACCATGAGCGGAGGCGCTTGGTTGGGCGGCAAGGCCAAGATAAGGCGCGACCACGGCGGGGCCGGAGGCAGAGTAATCAACAGGAGAGGATTCTGATGACCGAGAAGTTGGATGTGGAGAAGGTGAGAGGCACGGTGAGCGAGAGTTGGTTGTTGGGTACGAGAAACGGGGGCGGCACTGGACCTCCCTCCAAGAAGAAGTTGTACCCGATGCTGATGAAGGCGCTGTATGAGGACGGGTTCTTTGAGGAATGGAGGACGCCGAGCGAGATTGCGTGGGAGGCGAACAAGCGGGTCTGCAAGAGTTGGAATCAGATAAAGCCGAGCGCGGTGGACAGGTACATCAAGAAGGCGGGCTTGGACCTGCGAAAGCGGAAGCAGAACATGGCTAAGCCTTGGGAATATAAACTGCCTTAGTTTGAAAAAAATTGTAAAAAATTTCGCGTTGGGGTAGGCGGGGTAGACCGCCGGGTAGTGGTGAGTTTTGGCACACCTGATGCAAAAAGTAAACCGTGACACTGCTCTAATAGTACCACTTTGATACCCATCGCTAGCCTTAAGTACTGACATGCTACCCGACAACTACCCCTCTGGGAGAGGGGGTCGCGGGGAGGGCACCCCCCCGCACGCGGACCGGCCTTGAGTGGCCGTTGAGATGGTGTAAGATTGGACCATCGACCAAGCACAACACAAGACAGAATGCGGGTTGTGCAAAATGGAAAGTAGTAGAGCCTGAATTGTAAAATGCAGGGCGATGATACCGAAATCCATTCTAGTCCGAGAGGATTGGAAAATCACGCCTATAACGACGAAAGCGAATCCCATCATAGGAGGTGATAAGGGATGGAAACGAATACACATGATGTGAAGACTGTTACAGTAACCGAGCGCAACCACGGCGACTTCAAGGTTATCGAAGTAAAGATAGTCCAAACAGTGCTGTGTTGGTGCAAGACCACTTTGACGCATGTCAGACAGGAAGTCAAGCACGACCACGCATTCTTCACAAGGGACCTTGACCTAAAGGTCGAGTTCCAAGAAACCGAAGAGGAGTGATTATCACCCTCACGGTATAACGTAACAAATCCTCGCGCCCTTCGGGGCCGAGGTCCCTTCGGGGATGATCGAAATATAAACCAAGGAGGAAATAAATATGGCAAACAATGACGAGTCATGGACGATAACCTTCGCATGGTGGAGGCGCACCGACGCTTACGTCGATAGACCGGGCTTCATGAGAATGGAGGTATACCCGGAAATCATCAACCACATGGGTTTCAGCGTGGACAGAACAACGTTCATCGAAGAGGCTCAAGACGTAGGCGCACGGATGTATGGCCTCTCAGGCCTCCTACCCGGTCTAACCGCGCGTCAACTGCGCGACTTGGCCGAGTCAGGGAGTAACCGAGTCTTCAGGTATGAAGAAGGCTTAGACTCAAATGGCGACCCTGCGTACCTCATAACCGTGGGAATAGACGAAGAAGAATAACTTCGTCTTCCTGATGTCCCCCTTCCACGATAGCGGTGGAGCCTACACGCACGGGCTGAAGAAGGGAGAAAGTCAAACAGTGCAATGACGACGATATGAAAAGTCCTCGGCCCTTCGGGGCCGGGGCAACTAAACCAAGGAGGTAACAATATGTCAGATGAACAAAATGATGACCCATATGACTTGAAAGAAGCATACCCCCATTGGAAGGACTGTGAAGAGTTCTATGAGGCCCTAAAAGAAGGGTCCATAGGCTCAGGAGGCGAATGGGCCTTCTGTCCTTTCTGTGGCGACTACTGCTGAAGAAAGCCCAAGACCTCGGCCCCCGAAAGGGGGTCGGGGCAACTCACAACACATGGAGGTGATAATAGTGAGCAATAGATACATACACCCCGGAGACAAGGACACACGACCTTATCTATACAAGGTAACGTGTGACGAATCCGGCACAGTACATACAGTGTACGAGGAGTGAAAACTCCAAACAGCACGACGTAAAGGGTCGGGCGGCTTAGGCTGCCCGGCCCCCTTTTTTTATTTTTATTTTCACCCTAATTTTGATCGAAATATAAACCAAAAATAGGTTGCCCCACCCCCCGGAGGTGTGGGGGGCGAGGACTTTTGTTATGATTATGCGGGTAGCACTTTGTATGGGTCTTCCCTAAACTTGATACTCAGCACTTGAACCGTGTCTTGTGCGGTGAATCTGTCTTGGTCTTCTTCTGTTAGGAAGGTGGCGTCCCATCGGTTGCCCAATGTATCGACCCACCTCACCGTTGAAACAATCGTCGTTTTTGTCCATGTATGTTCGCTGTGTGCGCTCATATACTATCCTACCTACGTTTGCTTATAGTCTTATGTTAATTTTGGTTTATATTTCGATCAAATTAGTATGTTGAACGGCTGTTCTCCAATGCGTTGAATACTGCTTCATATAGTTCCCATTGGCTGAATTCATCCTTGTTATTAGGGATGCTGATATATTCATGAACGTTGGGGTTGTCTTTTCTACCCCCAGTCAACCGCTGTTCAAGTATCGCATCCTCTAATGCGCTTAGGGCTATCTCGTGTCTGTCTGTTTCTGTATACGCTGTTGTCGTCATGTTACCTCCTGCACTCGATAGTTTATAGTCTTTTGTTTATCACCATAGCGTTAGTAAATACTATATACCGTCATCTCGTGTATACACGATATTAAAATTAAATTAAACCGAAAAATTGTAAATGGAATTGGAATCCGCTTCGCGTCTCCCGGTATATTAAACTTCCGGGACGGTGTAAAATTGGAACCGAACGCCGCTCCGCGGCTCCCGCTATATTAAACTTCCGTCGCTCCGCGACTTTGGAATTATTAAACATTCTAAAATTTTTAATATTGCAAAGTATTATATACCTACAGCCCGTAGGCCCCCGCAGGGGGGCCGGGGGCTTGCACCCCCGACCCTTTGGTTTATATTTCGATCATTCGATGTCTATGTAAGGGCTGTTTTCGTAGTCAAATATTTGCTTACCCACAATGGACCTTGTTCTCTCAACTACATGACGTAGTAAGCCATTATCACGGGCTATTATGAATACGGTTGGATTGCTCAACATTTCATCAAGCATTTTATATGCGTTTTTCAAATCATTCATTTCTTTCTTTGGTATTATTTCATTTGAACCTCTTTGGTCCTTCATCAACATTTCTCTTTCGTATTGTTCCATATCATTCATTTTTCTCACTTCTCTCCATGACTTCTGCCATGTTTGATGCTAGGGGTGTCCCCTTATATACTTTTCCTAATACGCAAGTATTATATACCGCCATCTCATATCTAACGGAGGGGGGGAAGGCCCCAATAACAACGATTATATACCCCCATCCCTTCTTAGGAGCGGACGACTCCTCCGCTGCGCGCACGTGTGCGCTTCGCGCCTTTTTTTCTATTAAATTTTTTAAAATTGTTAATAATTGAAAAGTTTCGCAAGTATTATATACCCTCTGCCCGTCTTACATGGCCGGGGCCAATGCGGGCGGAGGTATGATTCAGAAATCCTGTATTATTATCCCCTCGTCATGCTCGATAACGGCTGAACAATTATTTGCGAGCCATTCTTTAACCTCGTATTCAGTTAAGCCCTTAACGTCATATGCTTCTTGAATCGCTTTGAAATCTTTGAATTCGCTGAACTCGCAACATATCCCGATAGGGTCAAACTCCATGCTTGCGCCGCTGTCCTCCTCGTATTGTTCCAGATGGTCAAACAAGGCGGAAAGGCCGCCCCATGTGAAGTTATCGGGTCTTAGGCGTCTGATGGTGTCTCTAAAGGTGTGTTCGGTTACATATTGGTGCATGAACTAACCACATCGCGCTTACTACTTAAACCCTTGTTTATCACCACGAATAATCAAGTAATTAGGAAAGACTATATACTGTCTGTGGTACGTTGAGTATGATTAGGCAAGGCGCGCGAGGTGCGCAAAGTACACCCACTGTAATAATGAAAGTGGTGTAAAAAAAACACCTAGTATTAAAATTAAATTAAAATTATTAAAATCAAAATGCAGTGTAAAAAATACACCGCTTCGCGTCCGGTGCGATTATTAAATTTTTTTAAGTTATTTTTATTTGCAAAGTATTATATACCTCCATCTCATATAGGTCGCGGGTCGCCTCAGTGTGACACTCTTAGGACGTACCCATTTTCAATTTGGGTTCGACTTGCATCCCTTCCCATCGACCTCGCCCATTCCATGTCCGTTCTCGATTCTTTTTCTGCTCTGTTTCCATAGTAGTACAGTGTTTTGTGTGCCATGATTAACCCTATACATACCTAGTATATAACACCTTGTTTATCACCATACAATAACAACGATTATATACCGCCATCTCATCTAGTCTAGGTGCGCGCCGAAGGCGCGCCGCTTCGCGTCTTTCACTATATTAAACTTTTTGTTATTTTTTAGATTTGGAAAAGACTATAAGCCCCCATCTCTTAGATACATGGGCTCCGTGCTGAGGAGGTGTGAAAACTGCATCGAGTGTAGTTCACTGGGTAGGTGTTTCAAACTACACCGAGTATCTCAAAATCACCTAGTAAAACCAATGTTTAAATACTTGGACTTCATCTAGCATGGAATTCCGACCGACCATAACACAAAGTATATAGGCGAGGTTTTACCTCAACCTTTGGGGTCCGACCTGCGACCCTATGGTGATAAACAAGTGTTTAAGTAGTATGACTTACAATTTAGGTTCGATGACAACCACGACGACAGCGAAACCCTGCCGGTACAAGGCGTGCAAGGGACGCATACACGCACATCATAACGAGAAATGCCCCATAGCCTCATCACGCGGCTCCACTGGTGGAAAAGGCGGCACTGCATGGACAAAAGCGCGTGACGGCGACCAAAATGGAAGATTCACTGGCCTGCGCCCCTGCGGATGCCCAAAAAGACAGCACCTCAAGACCTGCCACCTCGCTTTCAGCCGTGGCCCGGTCAACTTCAAAGAAGTACGCTCAGTGGCCCGAAAAGCCCGCAAGATACTCAACCTGCCGGACTGGTACACGCAGGGCCTAGCACCCGCCCCAATCGTGTCCATGATACGCGGAGTGGATGCTATTTGCTCCGTGTGCGGCACGACTCACAAGGCCATCGACGCATCCAAGATATGCCGCGACGACATCCGTCAAAATCCGGTTCGCTCGGTGTGCCGGGGGTGCGACCAATGATTACGATAGGCACGCGCACCTTCCTCATAGTGACCGTTGGAACCCTCGGCCTCGGCTTCGCCGTCCTCTTCCCCCTCATCGCCTTCGGGTATGTGGAGGTCGATGCGTGACGCTTGCGACGCACAATAAAAACAGTTAAAAGAAATGAACAAGGAGACATAAATATGACACGAACAAGAATGGGCGCACATGGAAAAATATGCAGACGAGTGAACAACACAATGATGTTAACCATCAGACCGAGGCCACGGGTTCTCGATGCCGAAACGGTGGCTATTAGATTGGCCCGGTATTGTGGGAGTCTTGATACATCATACAGAAACGCTATGAGTATATTCCGCAACGCCAAATTGACTCAGAAAAAATCCATAGAAATCCTCAGTGATATTTGGTATATGGCTAACCATGAAGAATCTAGCGATGAAAATTATCTTCACAACTTCAATGAAGAAGACCCGGCGCATCAGGCCGCGCTTGACTTCACCATGATGCTATTCCCAAAATTCGCTGAAGAAGAATAGACGCTTGCGACACACAAACCGAATAGTTAAAAGAAATGAACGAGGAGAGAGAAATATGACACAAGACGACAAAGACACACGACGCAAGAAAGAATGGACCCGCCGGTACAAGGAGATGCTCAAGGCAGGCTTCAGCGAGGCTATGGCGCGCATGGAAGCGGATGACTATGTGGAGGCGATGGAATGAACACAATACCAATAGACTTCATAAGCGCGGGGCAGAAATTGATGGGCATCGTGCTTGATGACACCCCATCCGAAAAAGACAAAAAATGGGCGAGGGACTATCTACAATGGATGATGGATAGGCTCTACAGTTACGAAATAGACGCTTGCGACACAGACTCCCAAACTTCAAATACGAAGGGGGAGGTGTGATAAATATGACAAGAAACCTATTGAGCAGTTACATGCTGCTCGGACAAAAAGCCCAAGGAACGACCGCCAAAGAGGTATTACAAAATGCCGGATTGGATTTTAACGTGAGCAAGCACCCATCAGGGTACATGAACGATAATGGCAAGTTCATTACGAACCCCGGCCATCATGTGACTGTGCGCGATGATACAGGGCTTGCCCTCGGACAAGTCGGTAGGACATACCACGTATATCAAAACCAGCAGACTCTAGGGATTGCCGACTCACTGGTTGGCGAGGGACTCATTGAGTGGGACCGTATCGCAAACATCGACCAAGGCCGCAAAATCGTGGCATCATACAGAATGCCCGAAGGTTGGTCTATCGCTGGATTTGACGACATAGAGCAGCACGTCTATCTGATGAACAGCCACGACGGGTCAAGTGGCGTGAGGGTCATACCCGCTAACTTCCGCCTTGCCTGCTCAAATCAATTCGCATACCTCGACAGTATGCTCAGACAGGCCGGAATCAACCCAAGGATGCTATCAATCAGGCACAGCAGTAAAATTAACGAAAGAGTATCTCAACTGCGCTCCGCCCTTCAAGTGGTGGACCATCTGAATGAGACATTCGCAAACAGCGCGGAACAGATGATGAGCGTAGAACTTGACCTAGACGGTCGAATCTCCTACTACATCGACTCCGTGGGCCTGAAGACCGATGAAAAACTAATCGACAAAGTTGAGAATCCATACGGCCTAACGACCCGTGGACAAAACACCCTCGACCGACTCCTAGAGTTGGAGACATCCGAGACTAACACAATCGGCGGCATCGGTGGCACGGCATGGGGAGTATTCAACACCGTGACCGAGTACCTAGACTCCGAATGGGTCTATGACCGCAAGGGCGAGAAGGTCAACCAAAAGAGGGTCGAATCGGCTCTCCTTGGAACCGGCATGAGGATGAAAGACCGAGCATGGCAGGGGGCCATCGAACTATTAGCGTGAAAATAACTCAAGGGTTCGGGTGACGGCCACCTCCTTAGTCTTAGGGCTAAACTTTTGTTCGTCGTCATATTATGCCGTCGCCCGGCCCACCTTGAGTTTCACGCTTGCGAGACACAATCACGACGATTAAATACTATGAGAGAGAGGGACAAACATGACAAGCATACTACAAGAACTACAAAAATACGCCGACGCCTATGACAGACTGTTCGCGTTCATCAATGACCGCGAGCCGTTCCTACTCAGCGAGTTTATCGCTAATGACGAGTTGTATCAGGAGGAGGAAGAGTGAACATCTTCGCCCTCGACTCCGACCCGTGCAAGGCAGCGCGGATGATGTGCGACAAGCACATCCCTAAGATGATAGTGGAGACAGCGCAGATGATGGCCTCGGCCCTCATCAGACACGGAGCCACGCCCGACATGATGCCGCTTACAAAATCCGGCACGCCGTACAAGGGCGGCTATCACCACCATCCATGCACAGTATGGACAGGTGACACGGAGCGCAATTTCATATGGCTCGCATTTCACGGCAACCAACTGCTCGATGAGTATTTTGCCCGTTATAATAAAGCACACGCCTGCGAGGAGCCCATCTATCAGATGACCGATATGTCCCGTATGCTCCCCGATGGCGCACTGACACCATTCGCACAGGCCATGCCTGACAAGTTCAAGAACTCATTCTTCGATGTCAATGACATGATGGCGAGCATACACGCATACCGCGCATACTACCACTCCAAGGGCTTCGCCAAGTGGGAGAAGGGTACACCCGCACCGTGGTGGTGGGGCCATCCATTCTACGCTTGCGTAGCAGATTCAGTATGATTAAATACTATGAACGAGGAGACATAAACATGACGACAACAACAGACGACATAAAGTGGTACGTAGGCGACCCATGCTACGTGATAGATGAAGAACGCTGGCACATATTCTGTGACAGATTATTCGCCGTGGAACACCACCTGAAAGAAACAGGCGGCGAAACGGACGGACCAAAAAACATCCGATGGTCAACCAAGGACAGGCCCAACGCTTGGAATCCTGAACATATTTTTAACGTAGAAGTAAGGCACAGCCCCGGCGGAGATGGATGTTGGTCTTTCAATGAGAGAGATGATTTAGGCAAAAAAATAAGTCTCGGCGTCGATGCCGGTCTGCTTGCCATAGTTCCCGTCGAACTGTGCGAGAGTGCCACTGTAGGCGACAACTCAGGAGCATGGTTCGTTGACAGGCCCACTCTAAAAACCGAGGGTCATCTATGGAATGGTAAAATGATGGTCGAACTCAATGGGTGCATGGACATAAGCAACGTGGATTGCTACGAGTGCGGCGACACGGTACATCAAGATGAGATGTCATACTGCGAGGTTCTAGGAGCGGATGTATGCCCTGACTGTTGGCAAGATGAGGAGGAGTGAACATGGGTGGAAGAAAAGCATTTCGTGAAAGATTTTACAATTACGTCAAAAATAACCAAGGGTGTAGCACCGCTCAGGTGTATGACCACTGTTATGAGAATTGGCCGAGGACTACGCCGATGAGAACCGCAATTGGTAATTTACTAGGCATGGATAAGAGATTGATAAATATAAGAAAGGGCAACAAGAATGGGCAAGCAGAATGGACGCTTGCGAAGCAGGAAGCAAATGATTAAATACTTTGGACAGGAGGACATAACATGATAGTAGGAAACACTTACCATAACAAGCACAACGGAAGAACGATAGAGATAGAGCAGCACATACTCACCGACACGGGTGTATCGCTGTATTACGGTGTTGACGTGAACAACGGACACGGTGATTATTACAGCCTTAAAAATCTTGAGGACCATTGGATAGGCAACACCACATACCCCGGTCTGTCGCCGTCTGAGTTACAGCAGCAACAGTTTGAAATCAATTCAAGGTTCTATCAGTGGGTCTGTGAGCATTACACTGAAGTAGCGCAGGAGTATCATGAGGTGATAAACTTTGAAGAATGAGTGCGTACTTTGCAGAAAAAAGTATTCCGGCTTCGGCAACAACTCCATGCCCCTCGCGGCTGGACGATGCTGTGACAAGTGCAATATGCACGTCATCATGGCCCGATTCGATATGATACAGGATAGAGACTACATGGCGGTGACAGAATGAAAGGGGCATACAGAACATCAAGTGGCATCACTTACTTCAACCCTGAAAGTATTGCGGCCTTGGTCTTCGACCCGATAAACGACAACACCAATGTCCACCTATGTTCAGGTACTATCTTTACCATAAAACAAAGTCAATCTGAGTTTCAGGCTTTCCGCAAGGAGTTGATGGCATGAACCATCACCAACACGCACTTGCTATTATCATAATAGTAGGTTTGATTGCGTCCACCATACTATACATAGGACAGATAGCAACCGCCCCTGCCCCCTGTGACGACGTGCAGATGAGGCACTTGTTCCTCTCGCACGCCAACGTAGCATTCGTGACAGCGTTAATCTGTATGACGCTTGTGAGGCGAGAACAGTAAGACTAAATACTAAGGATGTGAGGACAGAACATGACAGACAAAGAAGCACGACAGATATTGAACAGACCCATGTGGATAGAACCTTGGATGGTGGAGGCGGGCATAGTCCCTGCCGACACGCCAATCAACAAGGAGGCGGAAGCATGAAGGCAGGAGTGAGAGCGAGATACAACACCAAGTTCAAGGCCCGAAAAAAGCACGCAGATGCGGGGCTTTACAAAGTCAAGAAGGTGGAAGAATGACCGACAGATTCACCAACGTCAAGCACGCCGAGTTTGAACTACTCATGAACATACTAAGAAAGGTTGACATACAGGAGTGGGCAGAAGAAGGTGTGCCGGGCATCGTATCACCCAAGGAGGCACGCGACGCAGTAGCACTTAAGAGAGCGCGCACCGCCGTCAGGAATGTGCGCGGTGTCCTCTTGAACATGGCATCAAAGAGAATATCATACCTGCCTAACGGCCACGACTATCAGGGCTGGAAGATGGGTGACGAGATGATACCACCGGCAAACGAGGGATGGGATGAAGAATGAAGAGAGAGACAATGGGAAACGAAAAATTCATTGATGCTTGCCAAGAGGTAGCGATTGAGGTTGTCGAACTATTACGGGAAAAGAACCTGTCATACGGAAACAGCCTTCAGCATCCCATCGGCATCTTCGCACCCGGAGATGACCGCACCCGTACAATAAGGGTAAGAATAGATGACAAACTGGCAAGGTTCGCCCGTGGCAATATGTCATTTGAGTCCGAGGAAGACACGGTGAAAGACCTGCTCGGCTACCTCATACCCTTGCTCGTAATCATGCGAGAGGACGCTTGTGGAGCATGATACAACCCCTTATATACTATCGAAAGGAGTGAAAAATATGGTTAAACACAAGAGAATCAGACAGGCTATCGTCAACGTCCTGAAGGATGCAGACGAGCCTATGACGGCACGACAGATATGCGATGTGCTGGATGTCAAGGGGCATTTCATAAAGAATGCTCGTCATCTAAGCACGCTAATCAGGGGCTTGGAACACATAAAGAAGTCAATGACCACCGACTTTTCGCTAACGAATTCCTACCCTGTCAACACCTACTACTACGATGATGATGGGGCTGAAGTATGAGCGTAAAACTACCACAGGCAACCAATTGTCGATGCGTCGAATACCGAGAACTCATAGACAACATGAGAAAGTATATGAGTGTCGGTTCATACGCTCGTAATACCCCTCAGTATGTGCTTAAGGAATACAAGACGCTGATGAGCAGGGCCAACGCAGTTTCAAGGGAAAGATACACATTAGGTGAGAAAAATGAATGAAGACGCAGATAGAGATATAGAAATAAGGGTAAAACAAAGAAACCTGTCGATGAATGAGTATATCGTCCTAAAGATGGATGACATCGAAGTCACGGAAGCAAGCCCTGTTCGCAGGGTCAACGGCGAAGTGAGAAAGCAACCTGAAGTCCACATTGGTTGTGGCATATATGGATTGCAGATTCTTGACAGGTATGTCCTGTTTCACTTCTTGAAGGCAATCGACTCCGACTTGAAGTACGTTGACTTCAACAGATTCCTAGACCACTTTGACCTTAAAACTATGATTGAGGATTTCGTTGAGAGCGCACCCGGTATGAGCATACCAGTATGGGTATCAGGTGACGAGATAGAAGCCATTGACGATGGTGCTTGGGAATCAAACAGCGCGTATCTATCCACTATATACGAAGAATTATGGGAATACTACAGTGGTGATGGTGGTGTCTATATCAGGACCGTTGACATGGGTATTAAAAAACGCCCCGCCATCTGTATAGAGAGGGATGACCGCATCGTTGAGATTGTATGCGACCAGCAAAGAACACATATTACTTTGAGGATGAAAGCAGGCAAGGGATTCGTGCAGCCTGTAAAGACCGTGACATATCATTGTTGGGTGCATCTTCTACGAACTGAATTCTTTTACGATAACATTAACGAGAAATTAGAACTCGATGTGTTCACCAAGGCGCACGCCCAAGCCCGTGTTGACGGGACCGAGGTGCTGTCGCCATCAAGGGGCAGGGCCAACACGATACCATTCTACCCACGTAACAAGATAGAGCGGGAGGATTATTTTTCATTAAGTCTGTGAGCCGCAAAAAGAATTAAACGACGTACTGCGAGCCTATTATTGAATTCTTTAATTATTTCATTAGTATGTAAGAATAACTTAACTTCTATACATACCTTTGAACAAAATAAAAATAAAAGAAACAATAGAGCAGTACAACGTTTTATTCTTTTTACGCTTGCGCGACATAATAAAAATATTAAAAGTGTGGTTGATTGAGGGATAAACATGACAAAGAGAAACGAGTACCACGTAGCGAGAAACAAACGACCCATCAAGTATTGTTGGGAGTATCTTACTGCTAATGGTCCGGCCGCACTAAGCACTATCCTAGACCACCTTCTTATCAAGAAGCAAGAGGGTGGGAGACACAGGCATGGAGTCTTCTATGGTATGTCGCATCAAAGCCTCACGCAGATACTCGTCAAGCACCCGTACTTCTTCTATAAGGGGACGAAGGACGAGAGGATTTGGGTCACGTATGACAAGTCATCAAGCAGGGCCTTGCTCACGGCTTGGCACGCTCGCCCGATAGAAGATGTTGTTAAGAGAATAGTATCTTCAGGCAGACCCCTGTTCAAGTTTCCTGACTTCGCACGCAAAGCAGTTATAGAAAAATATCCTGAGTGTCCTGAGAATTGGGATGCAGCACCCGACAGTCCGTTTTGGGAAACTGTCAAGGAGGTTCGTAAGGAGGTGTTATTATCGAAATAGTAAACATGGGAGATACGGACATAGTGTGGACGAACTCACCCACAAGAGAGTCTACCACCTTGATTGCATTCTATCAGGGGGAGCAGGGATTCGCCTCGTTTGTCGCAGGTATGGGACTTATCGGAGATGCAGAACCAGTTGCTAAGATATACAGCAAGTTGCATTCTGTTGACCCGATGAACTCATTCCCCGACCCGACATTCCCTGAATGGCGTCTGTATCAGGTAAGAAACAGTGAAGGGCGACGTTACTTTATCCTAAGACTAAGCCACACATACGTTGTCGGACCCAACAGCACCAAGGCGTGGCTCTACAACTACCCGATATTCAGGGACATAACCATGCACCTGTCATCCTTGGGGGTGGACGAACTCGTCTATATGACAACACATCTCATGCAGACTTCAAACATCAACGACCAAGCATACATCCCCGATGGCGAGTTGGCAATCTTCGATTATCTTAACCCTGAAAATGATTTGTTGGTCGGTTCTAATGAAGTGGAAGATGAGATGCTCATCCCTCCGCCTTCTTGGATGTTCGCTAAAATCTTCAAGGACTTTAACCGAAATGTTATTAAGGGTGTTTCGGTGGTCTTCTGTACGCACACTGATACGGTGTTCGTAAATGAAGGGGGTTCTGAAGTGTTGTTGAAGTTCATGCAAGACGAACATCGGTTGAGTAGTGATACCGAAAAAATAAATGAGATGCTCACAATGATAAACGATGTGGAGCATATGCAGGAACCAGCCGACTTCACAGCGATTTTAGATGGAGGTTTCTACGTATGAGTTTCGATGTATTTGAAAAGACGACCGAGTTTGCTCAGCGTAACCACTTCGTTGACATCGAAGATAAGATACCCATATTTCTATGTAGCGTGGGCGGTCACATATTCAACGCGCTGAACAAGTGCAGCCGTTGTGACTTCGACCCCGACAGCCCGTTGGTGGATGAGGAAGAGGATTTCGTCATAGAGAACTGTCCATTGAGACACGACCACATCCCCTTCTACACACCCATGTCACAACTTCCCGACACACGCATACACATACTCATGCGAGGCGCGAAGGGTTCAGGTAAATCAGTCTTAATACTAATGTTCCTCGCTGAAGGCACTGGTCTGATACACAGCAACAACAGCGACCTCGGAGAAGGTTTCCGCACCCTCATGGGTCCGAACTCTATCACTGAGGCCGGTATGTTCGGCAGCCTGAACGATGAGGGAGAGATTGCCGGAAGACCGATAGCACGCGAGATGTGCGGTGGCTTCCTCGGCTTTGAGGAATTCTCGTCAATGTCAGACGCTTCCAAGAAAGACCACAGCATGGATATGAAGAATCAACTGCTCACCTCCCTCGACAACGGAAGGGTGCAAAAAGCGATGAGAGCCGGATGGGTTACATACACCACGCGCTATACAGTATGGGCCGGGACGCAGCCCGCACGATTTGAACTCGACTCAGGACTTGACCGCAGGTTCTTCATCATCGACATAGAGATGACGCCTGAGAAGGAGCGCGACTACAAGAGAGCGCAGCACGCACAGGCCAATATGTCATCCGCCGAGAGAGCGGAACTGGCTAATCTTAACATAAGAATAAAAGACTGGATTCGCATGAGAATGAGCGATGCTGTCGCCAATCCTCCGACCGGCATTATCTTCGATGATGATGTAGCGGCTTGGATTGAACGACCCGATGTACGTTCCTTTGAGGCTGACCTCTTCCGTCGTATGTGTATAGGCTATGCCATGATGCAGCCTGAGTACCGAGGTGGCGGTCCTCTCATCATCAGACTCGATGATACTTTAGAGGCAATACTAAATCAGTCTCTCGCCATGCGCCGAAGAGTCATGGACGCCGACCTTGAACTGATGCGTGCCGCCTTCTGGATGAAGGACGTTCCCAAGTCACAATTGCTCAAGGAGGTTTCCCGTATGATTACTATGGGCGACTACCAATCCGCAAAGAGATGGGTGATTGAGAACCTTGAGGGACAGCCTTGGTACACCGAGCATGAACCAAGTGTTAAAAGGCGTGGTCGTAAAGGAGTGATATGTAGGTTCGGACCTTCGGCACACTCGACTGAGAATTTAGAATGGGGAGGTAGAAAGAATGAGTGAGTATAAACCATTAGCGGGGCGCAACGGAAAGAGAACCAAGAACAGCAAGGCCCTTGAGTGTGCGGTGCGTTATCTCGTTGAGCAAGACAGATGGATGACAGCCGATGAGATATACCACAACATGACATATCGAAACGGAAGGCTCTACAGGAACTCAAGACACACGATTCACTTCCCCTCTTTCTCCGCCAAGTTGTATAGGGTGAAAGAGTTACAACACAAGAAGGACAGTGCCCGTGCCGCTACCATGTATAAATCCGATAAAAATACTTATAACAAACTATTCCCTATAGACCCCATGCTGATAGCGCGTGGAGACTTGAGGCCGAGAGATAAGAATATGAGGTGGACAAATGCGAACAAGGCGTGAGATAGAGACAAGACTTGCACAAGAGAATGATGCTTTTGCGATAGAAGTATTGCGTTGGGTTCTAGCAGGTGGCTGTGCCATGTGCGACCACAAGAAAAGGAAAGACCTTGAGGTTCAATTGCAGAATGAGGAAACCGACCCTGTTTATCTTGAGACAAGATACAACTGGCCTGAAGGCACGGTCATGTATCACATGGATAACCACGTTGAGTTTGACCCCGATGAGGCTAAGCACATTGAGGATGCTCGGTCCAAGTCAATCGACACACTGGACTCGGCAGAAGATATTGTCTTAAGAATACGTTCCTACCTCGATGAGTTGGAAGAACAGAAGGAGGCTCAAGGCGGAATCACATCCGAGTTCGTAGCCGATGCTTCCCGTCTTATCAGTCAGGCAAACTCAGCCCTGAAACTCGTGGGACAGTTGAAGAAGGAGATAGGTGTTGACTCTCAACTGCTTCTCGCACAGGCACAGATGAATGATATTAGCAGAATATTAGTTGACACCCTACGTGACCAACCCCATCTTCTCGACCTCGTTGAGCGCAGAATGCTCTCCATGAACACGGTCATAGACACCGAGTACGAGGTGGTGGAGTGAGCGAAGAAGAACCAGCAGAAGGTATATTAGGCTTAAAAACATATGAGATGACCTACGGAGATAGGGACTACAAGGCCGATGGCGGCAAGATACATCATCTCAGTGTCAAAGACCTCGCTGAGTTGCACTGTTTCACGATGGAGAAGAATCGTGACTACCCGTTCATCAAGATATCGGGACAGAAGGAAAACGGTAAAAATGAGATGGGTAGGTTCCCTGCTATGTTCTTCTCCCTTAATACTTGGGACGAGGCCATGAAATACTACAGGTGGCTCGACGGTGGGACTCTCATGTTTGAGAGGCTACCGTTAGATAAAAGTAACGGGCAAACTAAGTGGAATACCGAGTCCTGTGAATACAAGTATCATCTCATAGAGAGGAAGGGATTCAGAAAGCAGTATCGAAACAAGGGGAAGTTCACATGAGAAAATGGCGCTCGGCTTCAGGCAAATACTTCGCCACCCGTGGCATCACCAAGAAGGAACTTCCTAAGTTGATTGCTTCTATGGCCGAAGATAATCTTATCGCAATGATAACTTATGATGGCGTCAAGTGGTATGTCGGTGACTACGCTCTCACTTCCACATCCGTTGCCGAAGTATGGGGCCTGACATCGAATCAGATGCGACGTATTCACGATTACATCGTCAGTAATGACCCTTTCGCGGAGTTATATGAATGATTATCTTCACCCACGACCCTTCCCCTTTCATGGACCCACCCGTGGTCGTGATGCACGAGAAGATGACAACGTTACCCGTGCAGCCGAACATAACCTACATCTTGCACAGCAACAACTTCGGCTCTCGTGATGTGGAGAGATGGAGCGACTACATCAGACACAGGCTCGTCATAGTCACGGACAAGAAGCCCGAACTCACGAAGAAGACCAAGGAGTTGTGTGTGGTTGATGTTCATCTTAAAGGTAAAACTAAAGACAACTACTTCCTTGCCATCAACGGCACGTTCACATGGAGCGACCGAAAGAGAGTGCATCAACTCATCAAGCAGGTTCCCATTCCTCTCGCTATCGCATTCCTCAAAGCCAACAACGTTGACATAAATGTTATGAGAAAACTAACTCAGACCTACAAAGTATTACCGGAAGAATACTCGCACGCTGTCATGGCCTACCACATCAGACCCAAACGTCAGAAGGTCGTGTGGCCCAAGAAGAAGAAAGAGGCTCCCACCAAGCCTGATTACTTCCGTTCCAATGACAAGCATTGGGAGATAATAGTCGCAAACTCTAATAGTGTGGCTAATGACCTGCGTTTACATGGCGACCAACTACCGAAAGGTATGAGGAAGCGTAAGCAGAAGGTGAACGAATGGGTTTGATGTGGATTGTCGGGCCTGTGTTGTTGTTTATCACACTCTATGCTTTCGGTCATTTGTTAGCATTCTTCATTGAATTATTTCCACAACCACAGAATTCACATATGTATTTGTGTAACGATACCGTTGAATCGTTTGAAGTAATTGCTGGTAATATTAAGAGTAAAGGAACTACTAAAAATAGATACGCGAAGAGAAGTCATCAAGCCGTCGATTCTTTTAACGATATAAGTATAATGTGGGCTGATTTAGGAAACGATTAATATATGTTACTTAAGAATATTGATATATGAGCGCGAACAACAGGCGGGTCCGACGACTCATCGTGGACCTTCTTTGGGAGTTCGGTGAGATGACGAAAGAAGAGATGGCTGAGAAACTGACGACTAAGAAGAATGTCAGAACCGTTCCTTCCCCCCACAGTCTATCCGCCCTTCTCAGCAAGAATCCGCAGATTATAGCGGTCGGCAGCGAGAAGGTAGAAAATGCTGTTGGGATAAAAGCAAGTCATCTCGTATATGATATTGACCGTAATCTTATTCATAACCGCGAAGAGATAGTTTATACCCGTAGTCCGACCGTGATGACACCCAAGCAGAAGAGGGAAGCCATCATGTGTGGGTGCGGTCGTATAAGAGTTTTCCCTCCCGGTTACACCAAATGCCTCCACTGTGTAAGGAACAATTGATAAGGCATACAAGGTATGAGATTTACATGGCCGGAGATTTCGCTTCGATATTTCATACGATAATGGCCTCACAGCGTCCCGTTGACTATGATACGATACTCTCGACCCCGAACATGGCCGAGGCTAACTTCGTGCGCTCGGCTCTCAGCATCCTAACTGACCCCGACGACGAGGAAGACCATGATAAGGATGTGGTTGCTATGGCTTACAAGAAACTATCAGACGATTATCTCAGGGGTATTATGACCGGAATAGTAGTATCTATCTATGCAGACCACCGATGGTCTAACAACTCTATGGGAACTCCCGCGCACCACGAACTAGGCGACATATACGAGCAGGCTTCAGCCCTACTGCTTGAACGCTTAGGTACAGAAGCATAAGTATATATGCGTCTTTGT